TTTTTCAAATTCTAAAATTAAGTCATCTCTGAAGTCATTGTATGCTTTAGTAATACTACCGTCGTGTCCTTGAATTACATTTGTCGGAGTTTGATAGGTAGTATCAACAAATATTTTTGGCTCATATGCTGGATACAGTCCTAGCTTTGTTGGCGTTGGCGGTATAAAACTACCATTGGTAGTTTCGTATTCTTCAACACATAACTCTTGACCTCGTTGCAATGCTTTAGAAATAATTATAAAATCTTCGTTGAACGTATAGTCTCTTTCGTGCAATAATAATTCATTGTCAAGATATACCATTACACTTTTATCAGAACTAGTAGATAAATTAAACTCTCGAGTCATAGGATAATTTTTAATTCTTGAATCTTTAATTTTATATTCTATAACATTTTTAGCTTTAAATGATAGCATATCGCTAAAATAAAACGGCATTTCTTTAGTTTTATTTTTAACAATATTTTGTAATATTATATCTAAATGAGTTTTTGCTAATCCATCATAGCTTACATTATTAGCAGTAAGTAAAAGTAATCTTTTAAATTTTGCATACTCTCTTTTTGCATACTTTAGTGCTTTTATAATATTTGCATCTTTATCTAGTATATGATAACCTGCTAAACTAAAAGGAGCACTGTGTTGTACTACCTTTTTACCATAAAATATACTATCAGGTATATCTCTTAAATTACCAACTCCTGGAAATATACCTGTAAATGTTGGTGCTTCTTCAACAATTGATAGTGCATGATCTAACACTTCACCAAATGTAAAGGACGGTAATATATCATTGTTTGGATTGCGTTCTAAATTTATTGGAACTTCGTACACACCATTATCATTTTTATTTTGTACGCTACTAGTTTTAATTGTAATAGAACTATCTACTAAATCGTTCACAAATCTCACTAGTAATTTATTTCCGTCTGTGACTAAATTATAATCAGTTATTGGAAATTTTAAAGTATTATTTACAAATATATTTACATTTAAATCTGTAATTAAATGTGCATTGTCATATACATCAATTTCAAAATTATTAGACTGTTCAGCGTTTGCAAAATATTGTTTAATAACTCGTTGTGTTTGAGTAACTCTAGATTTTACCCAAGAACTTTCAATCTTAAAATTATTATGTCTATCGTATTTGTGTAAAAATGTTTTAGATGATTCAACTTGTTTAACTAATAAATTATCAGTATAATTATACTGTTCTGTCAAATAGTTGTATGCAAATACGATGTCGCCTGTATTTTCAATTGTTCTATAAGTTAGAGGAAATCCTAAATCTGTGTCGTCTGTTCCTGTTCCAATCTGATACGAAAATAATTTATTGCCTGCAAAACTTGTACCAGGATACACAATACTATTCGATAAACTATTTCCGTCTTTATCAAACAAATCAAATAACGGTGCTTGGTTTACAGTATCTTTAGTTTGTGCTTTAATCCAATTACTATCGTTATAATACCAGATTACTCCTTGATTATTAGTTCCCTTAGTAACCAATACTGTTTCATTAAGCACAGGAGTTGAATCATCTTCCTCAACTAGTGATATTTGGTTATTATTTTTAAATTTAATAAATTTAACTTTAAAAATTTTACCCCTAACCTTTGTATCAGGATCATTTGTAAAAATAACTCTCATACCTTCTGTTAGATCAACACCGTCGACATTATATCCTTGTTGTCCTTCTATAATACTAAATGCATCTGAAGTAAAAGTATCAATTAAATCAACACTTTGTTTATTAGACGTACCGTAATTATAAAGTTTTATACCAGGCGTAAACTCGATGATAGGTTTAAACGCTCGATTGTCTTGATCTAAAGTAAATTCTAATTCATTTATTTTAGCACTTATTTCAATTACATCTTTATGGAACCAACGATTGTATCTACTCCAAGGAGATTTTTCAGGCGCTGCTCTATTAATCAATATGTAATCTTTTGTACCTGCAAAGGTTGCCTGGTCTGCAAAAGGTAACGAATCAAATCCGTTATTATCAAAAGGTATAATACTAGCATCTGTATAAGTTGCAGGAATTTCTAAATCTTTATCAGATATTAAATTTATAGATTTTCCAACTCCTTCTACATACCAGTTGCCTTCTTGATACTTTTGTGGATTAGTTTTTCCAGCAAAATTAACTTTCATTCCGTTGGTAATATTATACCCATTTGATAATTTGAAAGTTTTTTTACCTTGAAGTTCTTCATCAACATCTATAAAACTTGCTTCTTCTGCATTTAATATGTTTATAGAACCCCCTTGATTAGGATCGTTAGCATTTATATAAAATAATGTAGTCGGAGTAGTTTCGTCTAATGTTAATTCAATTATGCCTTCTTCGGTTCCGTTGTTTATAACATTTTCATAATCATAGTCACTATCTAAAGAACGTTGTGTTCTAAAAAATAACGGAGCATCTTTACAGTCAACTTCGAACTTATAAGTACGTCCTCTATATAATGTAAGATTCGGATTTCTTGTTAATCCGTTAGGGTCAAATATATACGGCTGATTATCGAGATCATCGCCTAGTTCTACAGTATATGTACTTTCGATAATATCTTCTTGTCCGACTATAGTTATTGCGGAAGGTCCGTTTGGTAACCAATAATATTCTCTAAAGTTTACAAATTTGTCAACATCAATTTTTGGATCCCAGCTATAAAATTCTTGTTGATTTAACCTATTATGATTTTTTATGTCTGCACCAAATATTTCTATTTGATTTAAAAAGTCGTTATAATCTTTGAAAAAGTCAACATTGTTTAATTCGTCAAGCGCAACTAGTCCTGGTTCAAGTTGATAATTTTCTCTATCCTTTGATACATCAGGTAAAAATGTATCAGTTTCTACTACACTTCTAGAACTACGTCGACCGATGTAGTCATTAACCTTTTCAACTTGGCCGTTTTTTATAAACTGGTCAATTGTTGCATTTAAAAATTTCTTATTAAAGTCAGTTCTAAAATACCTAGGAAGAAACCCTTCAGACTTTTTATTAACATCACCAATAGGTAGCGGAGACTCGTTTTGATTTTTATCGTATGCCATTAGTAACTGTATCCTCCAGTATTATTACTGCTTGTTGTCGGTGTTGACTGTGTACTTACCGCAATATTTCCTTGCGCTCTAAGTTGCGATTCAGTGTTACTTGTTATAATATCAATATCGTCAACTGTTGCGCCGCTGATAAGAACTTCGTTATTTTCACTTGCTATTTCAAATAATCCTCCAAAGTTTAACGACTGATCAGTTGGAACTATTACCATACTTACTATAACAGGGCTTAGTTCTTTCATTATATACGTTGCCATTTCTTGGAAGTAAAATGTATCTCCAAAGTCCCAGTTTTCTAAACTAAAATAAATGTCCATAAGATCTACAATTTGACTCTTTAGTATGTTGTCATTAACTGTAACTCCTAGATTTTTTACAACCTTAATTTTAGCTTGGTATACACTAGATGCTTTTGGTCCAAATAATACTTTATATTTTACTGGATGATATATTACTTCGTCACTAATACTTTTAATAGCGCTGATTGCATCGTTAAAATTGATAAACAAATTATCGCTACTAGGAGGCTTTGGAATAGCAGCGCCTGTTGTTGCTAGATATTTTCTAAATTCAATATCGTAAGATCTTGTCAGTACAAAAGTATCAATAATATTACTAACACTAGGATCAATTCTTGTATTTTGATCAGCACTATGAGTATACTGAATTGTAAGTTTGTCTCTTCCAGCAAATGCTCTGTAGTTACTAGTTATTGTTAGTTTCTGCTGTGTAAGATTTAATACCTTAAATAGTTTGCTTTCTGAAAGATAAAATACTTGATTGTCATCATATTGCGAAACTGCACCAATTTGACCTTCGTTATTAACAACTATAATGCCTTCATTATTTTGATCTACATATTTGTAATCTTCTAAATTATCTGCTGTTATATATTTCTTTTGAAATATAAATTTAGTATTACTGTTCACATCCTCTTGCACTAATGTTTTAAATAGATCTGGGTCATCTGAAACTCCGTCGTTGTCACTGTCGTAAAAGTCAACCTTTACTTTGCGACTATCAATATAACCTTCTGCATTTTGAAAAGTATCTACAATTTGCCAACTATAATCTCTAGTAAACGGTAACAAACTATCAGGCTTAGTATTCACACTTAGCACTTTTATTAGGTCACTAACATATTGTCCTGTTTTAGTATCAAATACAGTATTATCCTTTTCAAAATAAAATCTTATATCTTGTTCACTTTCGGCTATAAATTCTAATACTCGATTAGTAACAGTGTATGTTACAGCATCAGTTTGGAATAAAATTATCCAACTTGAATCTTGATTAGTACCTGATATATCTCCGGATTTACCTAAACTAAAATTATTTACTGTATCTAAATCTTGATTAGTAATAATTTTCCACTGGCGCAATGTTGAGTCATATCTAAGGCCAAACGATTTATAAGAAAATATTAAATCAATTGCTTTACTAATTACATCACTTCCTAGTTCTCTAGTGTATTTTTGACGCAATCCTGTTAACAAAGCGCCACTCGGAATATTATCACTAAACACTAGCGGTCCTGTTCCTGAATCAAGTGTACCGTTGTTTTCTGCTGTTCCGTCATTTACAACTTGTACAACTCTTGTCCATACATATTCAACTGAATTTTTATGATCCGGATCACCGAGCATAAGTTTATTTTTGTTGTTAGACATAAAATGATAACCTGACGGCGCACTAAACTTAACCATAGCACCCGGTTCAACATATTGTAAATTGCCGCTTGTAAAACTAGATAATTTATAGATATTATCACTTAAATCTTTTAAGTATCCAGTATCTCTATTTGTATCAGTAGTTACTCTTTCCCAGACTATATTATCTTCATTAAATAATATTTCAGTATAATTGTCATAGTAAAAATTTCTTGTTTTAGATTGTTTTATTATTGGATCAATTGTATTAACTAATATATTTTCAATATCGGTTCTGGTATCAAAAGAAAATGTAGTTTTTTCAGTTGACTGTTGTTTATATATTATACCATCATCTGCAAAAATATTTGTGTTGCTATATTTTCCTGTACTATCTTTTAGATCAAAATATCGACTAATTCCGCTTGAATTTCTATTAACACTTTTTACTTTTACAATTTCTTGTGTAGTAGCAAGTGGTCCAATATTGTAATCTTCTGCTGTAATTAATCTATTTTGTGTATAATATGCAGCTGGTGCATTTGAACGAATACTGTCATTTGATTCTGTTGCACTTGCATTATTAACAATATACTCTAAACTAGCAACTATTGTTAAATTATGTGTATTACCTTTTGAATTTATATAAGGTATTTTAAAACTAATATTCTTTATTTCGTTTGGATTAATTTGATAACTTCTGTTAGCACTTGTTCTATAATAAGTTTTAAATTGACCTTTTGGTAAATTACCAAAAATTCCATCGCTAAACAATAAATCAATTTTATCATTTGATTTTGTTAGAACATTATAAATGTTTTTATTACCACTAGTAAGTGTATTGTATACTACATTATTTCCAGTAAGGCTAGATACTTTATTCCACAACTCAACTTCATTTCCGTTAGAATCAAGTTTATATAACCATACATCTGAATTGTTTATATTTGTTGCATCAATACTAACAACTTGGTTTGTACTAGGATTAGTAACTGAGAAATTTCCGTTTTGTAATGTACCTTGTCTAAAATGTACAAAAAATCCGTTGTTTGATGAGCTGGCTCCTTTTCCGTCATCTTTATAAATTAGTGATAGACTATTGCCAGGGAACGGTTCTTCTTCAACAATATTTCCGTCTGTAATTCTACAACTAGTAACTTCAAACGGAGTATTTATTCCGCTTATTGCTTTTGAAAAGCTATAAATTGGTACGTCTGCTGATACACCTGCTAATCTGTACTGTTCTGAATTAATTCCATTTACATCGCCAAATGCAATTGGATTTCCAAACTTATTATTTTTAGTAAAAGAACTATTTAAAACTTTAATGAATTGTTCGTACCAATCTAAATTAGAACTATCGTTCCATATAACTGTTTGCGTGTTTAGGTTAATATTGTTACTATCAACAATATCTTCAGTAGTACTAATACTTTTTATTTTTAAAAATCCATTACTAGATAAATTTCTTTTAGGATTGTAATTAATTAGTCTCGAAAGTTTTAATATACTCTCTCTGCGTTCTGCTGTTTCAAGAAAGTTTTCTCTTGCATTTAGATCAATACGAAAACTAAGGTTTTGACCAAGATAGGCAATAAGGTCAATAAGTGCAAGATATTCGCTTGATTCAATGTAATCGTTAAAATCCTCAGGATAGTTTTCTCTAAGGTATGCTATCATTGTTCTTCTTAAACTATCAAAGTCATAACTTTGAAAATCTGCATTTCTATATGATTGGTAAATTCTTTTCCAATCTTCTGCAATAATAAGTCTATTTTGCCTATCAGTCACTGACATATTAATCTCCTATAATGTATTTATTTGAGTATAAAATATACGCAGTTAACTAATGAGACCATTATTTTGGTCAAAATCAAAACGCATTTTTTCTGAAATATTATAATTTAAATATCGTAATGTGCATTCGATATTGAGTCCGCTTTCGTATTCTTCTAAAAATACACTGTCTACTTGAACCCGAGGATCCGAGTTCACAATTTCTGTTACGTTATCTAAAACTGCCTGCCTTAGATCTTCTGTTAAAGGCTCAAATAAGACATCCCATATTATTGTACCAAAAGAAGGATTTTCTAACTTTTCGCCCTGTCTTATATGAAAATGATTTATGATATCTTGTTTTATAATTGCAATATCATATAATGTTTTGCTATCATTAATATCATTTACTGTACTAATACCCTTGTACCGTTGAGATATCACAGGATTGCTATCTTCGTATCCTATAACTTTAATATTTTTATATAAACTATCTTCCATTTTTTACCTCGTACTCGCATAACTGTCAAGGCTACCTGAAGCTAAATCTGTTCCAATAACTGGAAAATCATATTTCTCCGGAACAGTCCAGTTTCTTTTTATTGATGTTAGTGTCATTCTATCGCCCCTTACTAAAAAATTACTTAACTTTACAGTATCCCCTTGATTTCCGCCTAACATCTGTACACGCTTTGTTGACGGATTATAACCTCTAAAAAATCCAACATGTCCAAATCTCGAGTCATCATTTCTTGTTAAAATCACTATGTCATTAATGCGAACATTTTCAAATGTCCTCCAATCAATTTCTGAACCATATTGTTTATAACCTTGGCTACTTAGAGTTCGTAAACAATCAATCCCTGCTGTATTTAAAACATAACTCACATACCCTGCACACCACGGAGTTCCGTCTCCGCTATAGCTTTGACCAGCAACTTCGTAACACCCAAGAATATTAGGATTTCCTGGAGTTCCTACTTCTTGCCAATTTTGATTTAAGTTTTGTTCTAAGACACTGTTAATAGCGTTAAACCCTTCTCCTTCAGGCACAGTTTCTGCAGGAGGTATTACTTGGGCGTAATTACCTTGTGCGCCGGCGCCGCCTGAAGCACCATAATACCCTGTAGAAAAATCACCGTTACCTGCAAGGTCGCCCCAACCTTCACCAGTATTTCTGCTTGCTCTTAAAGATTGTGCGAACCCAGCAGTATCTTGTTCTGTGATTACTATATTAGGATTAACTAACGGAGTACTCGGTATAACTACTTGACACATATTTTTCTCCTAAACAACATTACTTGCTGCTCCTCCTGATGCATTAGCGCCTAATGCAAAATACTCATCGCCGGTTGTTCCGTATGCATCTCTGCCGCCTTCACCTCGACGCCATCTATTCATCCCGCCGGCACCCAATAAGTGTGAGCCTGCCAGCATACCCATAATTTGAGCAACACTATCGCTGTCGCTTAATCCGCCGTTGCTTCTAAGAGCTCTAAGATTTCTATTTGTATATGATATCATTGTTGCTTCTTGAACACTAACCGAATCAAGCCAGGCTTGCTGACTAGACATTCCGTCTTTTCCTGTCCAATTAGATGCATTTTCAATTGCTTGTTTATTTGTTCCGCTTGTACTTTTTAAGTAACCTGCGTCATATAATGCTAATTTACCAAATTGATATTTTCCGCTAAACCCTAGAGTGTTTACAGCATCGTATGCAAGATTACTTTCTCGTTGTCCAATAGCATTAAGATACGCAACAGTTTGAGCGTTTGTTAATCCTGTTATTACCCCTGCTGGAGCAGAGGTTAACGGTGGAGATGCTGTACCACTTGTTGATGTTCTGTTGTTGCTTTCACCTTGTGGAACATTTTGTGTTGCATCATAATTAGATCCAGGATCTGGATTAGTTCCTCTTGTAACGTTCTGCTGTTCTGGTGTACGAGCAACATTTTTTCTAAAAGTATCATAAACTTCTGGCGGATATGCTGTAGATTGTTCAAGTCCTGCTCTTGTTTTATCAGGTGTAAACAAACTTGGATCAGTATTTTCGTGTTGTGGCCAAGGTTCATGCTGCGGAACTCTTGCTGTTTGTGCAGCACGTAATGGAGCAACTGGATCTGTAGGATCTGCAATCGATGGTAAAACTGCTTCTGTTGCCGACGGTGCTACAGGGCCATTTAAATGTATGTCGCTGCTACCAGTTAAAAGCACATTTGCTCCTGTGCTTTTTATTCCCATAACTTCGCCACTTGTTATTTTTGTTGCTAATCCAGATAACGAATTTATTTCTAAATCAGCTTGTGTATTCATATTGCCAAGAGCTTTATTATGGAAATTACCGTCTGTACTTAATTTTAAATCACCACATGATTCAATACCAATTTCTGCTGTAGATCCTAAATTTAAATTACCTGCTGCTAATATTGCAATTTTTCCCTGGGCTGTACAAGTAATACTATCACCTGCATAATTATTAATAAAACTTCCCGCATTGTTTGTAATAGCTTCAGCAGCATTTTGTGATATATAATCTCCTGAAGTAACATTAATGCTACTTCCAACATCTTGCTTCCATTCTTTACCAGCAACCCAATTTACATTTTGACCGGCTGTAAAATTTATATCTCGATCCGCTGTAAAATTTAAGTCTTGATTAGAATGCACACTTATACTATCTTGAGCATAGATGTCTATTTTACCATTGCTGGTCATTTCGATCCACGAAGTTCCCCTAGCATTACCGATATAAATTAAATCTTCAGTATTGTGCATTAATATTTGATGCCCAGTGCGTGTTCTAAATCTTATTAACTCATTATGCGGTAAGGTCGGATCACCTCCTGTTTCACCACCTTCAACATTTACATACTCTGACGGACCTTGGTTTGGGCCACCTGCTGGTGTTTTTCTTATGAGACTAACATCGCCGTCGTCCATTACAAAACTGCTGCCGCCTAATCTACTAGTATATCGTGTTGCTCTAACATCGCTTGTACCTATAGGAGTTTGTGGCCCATTTTTATCTAGTGGTCCTGGAGTACTAACACCAAATACCATACTAGGTACTTCACGTCTTGCACTCGAACTTGTAAGTCCTCTTATTTCGTCTAGATCCAAACCTTGTTGAATTAACTTGTTTAAGAAAAATTCATTTACAGGTTTTATATAACGTGTAGCATCTGCCTGTGCAGGACGTTCAATTCTTTTGTTGTATTCGCCTACAGGAACTTTATCGCCTGCTACGCTAAAATCTGTAGCAGGGGTGGCTCCAGGAATCATCATATTCATAAATTCGTCTTGAACACATCCTACCCAGTAACCTCTACTTAAATCACCTTCAACAAAGAAGCATAAAACTTTTTGTCCTACGTCAGGCGGTACAAACCACATACCGTAACTCTGTTGACTTGCTTGATACTTATCTGATGGTAAATTTCCGCTTAATGGAGTTACTCCGTAAAACGGATTTAAATATCGTACTGTAACACTTTCCCCGTATGCATCAGGTGTATTACTACTTGAACTTATTTTTTGTAATTGTACTTGTAAATTTCCCATATAACTAGGGTCAAGGTGACTTATAACCTTTGCTAAAAATGGACCTGGATTTCTAATTTTTCCATCATTTAGACTGCGCCTGTTAACTGCCATTTAAAAACCTCTCCTAATGCCTCTAGCTAATTCAGTTAAAGAAGATTGAACTCTTTCTCTATTAGTATTAATTAGCGTTTGTGCTTGTTGGGCAAGATTTATTTTTCCCAGTTGTAATTGTTTTGCTGCTTGAAGTAATCTAGGATCAACCATACCAGCAGCATATCCTGCAATAGTATTTTCAAGCCTATCTAAACTTGCAGTTGCTTGTTGTATTATCTCTGCAGGTGGAATTAGATTTAGATCACCAATTGAATTACTAGCTTCTGTAAATAATCGTTGATCGGTAACTGTACCTTCTTTTTCTTGATAAGGTCTACGAATTAATGTTAACTGTTGTACAAATTTATTCTGTTGCCAAGTATTTCGTACAAAGATTACTCTGTACAACCCACTGAACGGAGTTAATTTAACAGTATCTTCTGGAAATAACATCCCTCCAGTATCATCGTCTTTATAATCAATAGGTGTCCTAAAATTAATTAATACGTCAACTTCACTATTTTGATATTCCATGGTGCCATCACCGTTAATGTTTAGTAATCCAATATTATTACTTGAATAATTTCCCATTCCGCTATCGGCAATAAAATACGGGTCTCCCATTATATCTAATTTTAACTGAATTAAATCAACATCACTATTAACAATTGCATCATGAAATTGTCTAGCAATTCTAATTTTTTGGTCATCAACTTCGGTTCCTGGAGTTGTCTGTGTATCAGGCTCAATTGTGTTTTCTCTTGTAGTTTGTCCGTCGGGTTGAAATTCGCCGCCTTCTGGAGATTGTCCTAAAATTGCAGGGTCGGCTGGTAAAGCAGAATCGGCACCGCCTTGTGTAACATCTGGAGAGCCTTGTCCTCTATCGTCTTGTAATCCTGTAAAAAATGCAAAGTTAATATCAATATCAAAATTTAATATATCTTTGTTTTTACCTGTATAAATGTAATTGTATTCTTTAGCAATTTTTTGTTGTAAATTTGCGTAATTTGCGCCGCCGGTACTAGATCTGTTAAAAACACTACTGTGAACTTTATATTGCATAACTTTAAAAACATACACTAGGCCAGGACGACCTTGTCTTGCTTCGTTTGATAGATCTTGATTTATATAAACATCTGTTTCAATTCTAAACCAATCAACCATACCAACAGTATCAACATTATAATCAGCAATACTCCTAGCATAATCACTAGTAAGAATTACACTTTCGATAATGTTTTGTATTTTCATTCCTTGGCCAAATGTGAACTGTCGTAGATCCGGTGATATACTTATTTTTCCTCTTGAGTAATTTCCTGTTTCTTCGTCAAGTACAAATGCATCAATGCCCATTGGTGATATGCCTCGATCTAATATACTTTTTACAATTTCACTATTAGCAATAACATTTGAACTTCGAGAACTTATTGATACTAGTTTTTCAGCAATACTACCGCTGCCGGCACCTGTAGATTTATTTTGTTGTAAGTCGGATATCTTATCTATATTAGCAGCACCTGATAAATTAACTTGTCCTAAACTTCTTGCAGAATCTTCAGGCGAAACAGTTGCACTATTTACGCCAGGCGTAGCTATTGCTGAACTTAATCTTAAATCAGCATTAGGAAAAATTATAACTACTTCGTCTGGTGTGCTAATTTCTCCTGCACTGGCACGCTCTCTTGCACGTCTATTAATAATACTTGTAAGACTATTTTCTCCTGTTTGTAATAATTCATACACTGTAGCACCGGTCGGTGAAACGTCTGTTTTTATTTGTTGTACTACATCACTAAATGCTTGTTCGTTGTAAGGTATTGCTTGACATTGGTATGTGCAACCTCCTCCTGTAACATTAAATTTAATATCTACAAATTTTATTGGATAGTATCTAGTTGTTCCGTCTATCTTTTTAGCATTGCCTTCATCATCGTAACCAACAAAGTCAATTTGTAAAAGATAAGAAGCATTTATATAATTAGCGTATCCTGCTTGTAATGCTCCTTCCATTAAAGATTGTAGAAATAATCCCATGCTATATGGTTCCATGACTTCAAAAGTTATTGCAGTTGCATTAGTTGAACCTATACTACGCCTCGGAGTTATAATACTGTCAATATCAAGATTATCAATAAAATATTCTACTTTACCCTGTGACTCAAAAGCTGTTGTTACTTTTTTACTTCCGGCG